AACCACACGAATGATAAAGAGGATAAAATTAATAACTCCACGAAAAATAGTTAATCCTGAAAAAATCATGGATGTCGCAATTCCATTCACACGATCCATTGCCATTTTTAAATATTGTAAGATCCGATTCATTTCAAAAACCGACGCCGTAAATTTCTTAAAATAAGACGCAATGTATTTCGTAAATGTATCATACATCGTATGAGCAAGATTTCTCACCATATTAAGAGCATTTGTCGCACTTGTTGCTGCATCCACTTGTTTTCCAAATAGTGTCGTAATCGGCTCTGAAAATAAATTGATAAAGCGATCCACATACGATTTCATACAAAAACTAAAATTTTCACTCGCAAATTCATTCGCTGTTCGGGTGTCAGTGTCTGGTTTGAAAAAAAAAGCAGCAGTCATAATCGGCACATCACACCGACGATTTTCCCAATCATTCATCACCGTGGAACGTTCCAGATTTGCAATAGTAAACCCCAATGCAAATAATAATCCCAATGTAATTAGCATGAAAGGCCATTTTGCTTCCATCTTCTTTTAGAAATAGAGAGATTAGTCATTGCCAAAAATTCATCATGTCGATGTGAGACGCTGTGTGTAATATTGTTCCGCATCCGGAGAACACAATTCCATATAATCTCTTACAATTATATCATTTTCTAATTCAATTTGTGAATGAGGAACCACCACAAATGACACCCATTCACATGGTTTCGTTGTCCACTCATAATCTTCACCACAACGATTCCATTGATTCTCCTCCTTCTTCCAATACAATGTCGCAGGTGTCACCTGAACACCATTTGGCAACATACATACTTCTGTTACCTCTCTCCTAATCAAACCCACTACCTCACATCCTGTAGACAACATATCACCTATTTTAATATCCTTCGCCATCATCCATCCTGATTTTGTTTTTATCTTACTATTCTCCTCGATTGCAAAACAACTATCTTGATACATATAATCCCTATTCTTCGGCTTCGTATATCCATTCACACGACTATCAATAAAATTCAATGTATCTCTGTCTCCCTCAGATGTCTCATCATAATCCATAAACGTAAGATACTCCACTGGAATCTTATGATCCGATGTATTCACACAATATAATACATCATCAGAATCCCACGGACCCAATCGGATGGCATGAGGATGCTCCCCCGCCATAATAGGACGACCCTCATGCATCACATAATGATTCGTACTCACCCTCACCCGACCCAATTGTACCATCTCTTGCCCCCTCGAATAAAATTGGAATGTCGCCGTCACCACCGACTTCCCTGGAAGAAGCACATCGCCTATCTTCACATCCTTAATCGGCACTCTTCTCCCCTTCTCGCCATCCTGAACAATCAGTTCTGTCTCTCCTGGAAAACAAAATGTATCCAAAAAGGAAAAGAGAAACGTATTCGTAAATGATGTTACACCTGTAATACCCGATAAACCCATATACATCACGGAAAAGAGAATAGCATACATGCGCCCAAATAGATTTTTCATCGTAATCGCACTGACCCGCAATTGAAAAAAGAACTTGGAAATACGATCCGTAAATTCTTGAAAAATAACATTGATTCCACCACCCATTGTCGCAATCGTATTTCGTACCGCATTGATCGAATTTAAAATAGACTGAAGCATCGCCGTAAATTGCTCAAACATGCCTCCAATCGATCCAAGAAAAGGCAACGAAAAATTACTAAAAATATTCTGTAAACAAAACTCAAAATTTTCCTTTGTATTATAACCAAATAGACCCGCAAATGGCATAATCATTGGACTGCACCGATAATTTGCCCAATCCGTTGTAATATTCTTTATTTGTGATGCCGCAGATAATCCTGTTATTGTAATCACTCCAACAATAATTAATATGATTACAAATAACAACGCATTGGAAAAAGACCATAATTCATACGGCACTGGCATCTGAATGTCCGACGATAAAGCCGAATCTGCCATCTTCCTACTGACCACTAACAACCAAGTATAGCCAATATTTCCTATTTATTTCACAGACACCCTCTCCATAGATAGTATATCTATCTAATGGAAATGATGGTCATTGTATTTATTTATTCTTTTTTAGATAATGAAATCGTACCCAATCACGATCCTTCGCAAAAATTTTACTTGCATCGGGAGCACGAGACACCGATAATTTAGCAACCGCATCTAATTTATGATAGACAGAGAGCGCACCATACGCAGCAATTGCCTTCACCAATGCCTTCTCTCTCACTAAATCGGATAAACGATATTGATAACCATATTTAATTAAATCGCCCTTCCGGAGTTTACCAATACGTTTTACTGTTGAATTACGTCTTTTAATACAACCTGGTGGAATAGTGACATACTCTGCTTTAGGATGTACCGTATATATTTTTCCTTTACGACGAACCGTATAACCCGATTGTTTAATACTAGAACGAAATGTACGCGTATAGCCTTTACGCGTACGATATCCGCTAGGACATTCTATATTGTTTGTACCCATTCTTCTATTCTATTCTATTATTTTTGTAATAATGGATACGTATGAAAATGTACATCCAAATAGTCAATATATGGTATCGTATCCACATATTGATTTTTATGAAAGAAAACAGTAATCCAATTCAATAGTTGATGAATGATGTCTCGTACTTGAATAGGAAATGTCAATAATTTCTTCTGTATAACATCCTCCGCCATCGTCTGCATCTGAACAGACTTACAAAGCTGAGACAACTTCATAATCTTCTTCAAATACATCAATAACAAATCATTACTTTGCGCCCTTTTTGATTCTAAAGTAGGTCCAAAAATAATACATTGATATAACTGATGCTTCACTTGTAACACTAATCTTTTACATTCTGGTGAAACCGGTTCAAAAGGCATGTCATTATATTCCTCTTCCTCTTCCTCTTCCTGTATTTCCTCTTCCTTCATACTTCTATCCATCACTCCTAGTAGATCGTAATACTATTTAGCAATCACACCATATACAATACATAATATACCCACCACCATGATCATCGACGAAGAAGAAGAACAAAACCCTTCTGAACGAATAATCGTTGGCTTTCCTGATATCACTTTCGGATCATACTTACTATCCGCATCCGCTTGTAATGCAGTTGCCGCCAATGTAACCGCTACATTATTTAATTGTGCAGCTGCCGCTGAATTTCCGCTTCCGGAACCACCAATAGGTAATGCTGCAACTTGTTTCATTCCTGGCGATGATACAGCACTCATTCTCTATTGATGCGTGTGAGTATAAAAAGGTTTTTCTGTAGTCTGTTAGTATTATGTCTAGACAATTACCCCCCGTTCACCGTCAATCCATTGCAGAAGCAACCGCCGAAGCTGAATCCCGAACCCTCGACTATCACCCCACCGAACGAGCTCAATACATTCGTACCATGCTCCGTGATATTGCCCTATGGATGAGCCAAGGCGAAACAAAAGAAACGATTACTGAAAGAGTTCCTGAATTCGTAGAAATCTACCCCGAACTCTTCAAAAAAATCATTACCCGTCAAGATCTCGCCCCCATTCAAACCATGCTTTCCATGCTCGATAAAATGGGACAAGGACAACTATCACAACACCAAGCCTCTATTCAAGTGGGTCAGAAACTAGTAGATCGCTATGTAACTCCTCAATTAAACGGTGCCGCTGAACATAAATAGGTACGTTAAATCGTATACACCACTCATAACTCGTCTTCTCATTCTTTTTCAAATACGACTGTATCAACTCTTCATCCTTTTGCTCAATCATATGAAATACTTTTTCAAGATACCCTGTCTGTAACTTGAACGAATGTTCTCTCAATCCATTCATAATCCCCTTAAATTCTTCTGAATAGTCCATTTGAAAAAGTGATTCCAATGGCTGGTGATTATGTATCATGCTACACCATAAACGCATCACATCAAATACCTTATCCGAACATCCTGTAAAACCCTTCCCAATAAAATAATGCTCTGGATTGCAGGGACGACTCATTCCAGGCTTATACATGGACCATTCTTGAAAATGACACGATAAAAAATACAATAGATCCATCGTAGATTTGTGATAAAAATCAAATAGCTTCAATATAAAAATTCCACCCTTCCTCATCACTTCAAAACCAATCTTCGTAGACGCCAACAATAACGGAAAGATCATTTGCTCTTGCTTCATATAATCATATGAAAAATCAAATCCACCATCCGCCGTAAAAATGTGCATTTTTCCTCCTCCATCCGATTGAACCGCATGATCAATAAAATGCTGCTGATTCTCTGGCTTCATAATATCACCCGTATCATCCTCTCCAAATAAAATATGAACATTCTTGTTTTTCTGTAAAAAATGCGTGGCACGCTTCCACCCAGGAATATTATTCTGCTTTGATTTTAATGTCATCGCCATACTCGTCTGAATCTTTCTCTTCTTTTTAGACGCCTCATCAAATAACGCCTCAATAAATCCACCTGGACCCTCACATACATGCGCCGTGCGAATAAGCTCCTCTGGAAAACGCTGGAAAAAATCAAGCAAATCCAACATCTCAATCATCTTAAAATACGAACGCGACAATGGCTTCAAAAAACAAATGGATTCTGGGAAATTCTCATACTTTCTCTGCGTATACACTAACTCATATGGATTGACAATTTTCTTATAATACTCCCAATTCTTACCATTCGTCAGTTGCTGCTCATAATCATAAATACGATTACGATACGTATGCAGCTGAGATTCCTCTATAGTAGACTCATGCTGAATCCTATTGGATTCTAATTCAAATACATCCTCATTCAATAACATTGTTTGTTTATATAATAAAATACACTGCCAAGGTTTTGATTCCTCCTTCCGTGTGATTGAAGCCATACCTTATGTACTTGCCATAATCTTTATATAGTATGATAAAAATAATGAAAAATAGAATATCTTTCATTTATTTCTTATTTGATTGTTCGTTATAGATACACCAATATTACATCACCTCCAAATCAATATCCTCTTCTTCCATAATCGCACTGATACGCGGCATCACCATACTCATCTTAAACTGCGTACTAGAACACGGATCCATTTGCTGCTCCGACTCCTCCAAACGACTCAAATCTCCCTCTACCTCCTTCTCCATTCGTTCCCTATTCTTCTCTATATCAATCGACTTCAATAACTCAGGAAGCATCATATCATCCAATAGAATCTGCGAAAAGGCAGTACCTCCACGAATCGGCTGACCCATCATAATATTCGCCGATACACCCGTCACAGGATCCACCTCTCCAAACAAAGCAGCCTTCAATAGAATCTTCTCTGTCTCCTCAAAAGACGCCTTCGCCAACGTACCAATATCATTCTTATTAATACCATATCGATCAATCGACATCAACTTACCACAACGCGTCATCACATCACATAGTAAACACAGATGGCGATAATTCACACCCACCGACTCGAATAATCCATTGATTTCATTAAACAACACCGCACGCGTCGCCTCAATCCCCAATACCTCATACACATCCCACACATTCGTAGAATACAACTTCGTACCATCCACCACAGGATGATTCATCACCTTAATGAAGTTGGATCCATCCGTGTCCAACACATATTGCTCCACCTGCTCATACTTACCTCCCACATCCTCCACATACTGCTTGTCATTACGAAACGTCACCGCCTTAATTCCTGGAACACCACGAATCACAATGCTATTCAATAACTTGTTCTGAAACTTCTTCAGATTCGTAAAATCATCCAACTGCGACGCCGTGTCCTTATCACGCTTCTGAGCATCAGGAAGACGAATACGCATCACCAACTTGTCTGAATTATAATCACTATACACCACATTGATTTCATCATTGAATTGATTCTTTATCACCGTCACCACCTCCTGCATCGAGATATTACGATTAAACATTTCCTCACGATTCAACTCCACACGCAACATCCACTTCGACCACATGTCATTCATCTCCTCCCGCGCCATAAAGTCCTCCTCAAAGAGGCTATAGAATCGCATCAATTCCTTATCATCCTCCACCACCGTGCTCTCATCCTTCTCATCCCAATAAATCGCCACCTTATCCGTGATGTTACGCAGCACAGTCAACTCAAGTTCCTGTACCACCTCACGCGCCTTATCCTTATTCGTACGATACTCTGGCTTCAGATAAATCGTAAGCGACGACGCCTTCGGATTCTGCGTCACCTTCAATAACTCTCTCAGACGAGGCACACCACGCGTCACCGCTGACTTGCTTGCTACACCTGCCTGGTGGAAAGTATTCAGTGTATTATGTACCAATACATTACAGTCTACCATGAAACTGTCGTTTCCAGGAACCGTGAAGTCATATACATACTCCTTCGGATCCTCATGATAGATCAGCTCTGTAATTTCATCCCACAACACATCCGCCGCCAATGCAGACTGTAGGAGGCTCATGTTCTTCTCCACCTTCACACGTTCATACTTCTCCACGTTCTCATCCAATTCCTTGCATTTCGCCTCAAATTCCGCCACATACTTCATCAACGTCTGACGACCAATAGACTCCTTCTTTGCCCAGCGACCATACGTACGACTCTGTCCTGGCATCTTCAACAGCTTACCCGTCTCCGCAATGATGGGTCCTACCTCTGGAATCTTGTCAATCATCTCCTGCTCCGAATGAACATCCTGACGCTCATTGTATTCAATGATCTTATCCAGTGCCTCCGCCTTCTCAGGCAACTGGAATCCTACCTGCTCCTTGTAGAGTTGGGCGAACTTTCTAGGGATCACAAGCGTGTGCTGAACCTTGTCCTTGATGCGCACGCTTCTCTCTTGCGACATGACACCAAACATGCCCACATAGCCCAGAAGCGCTGTGAATTGCTGGATGAGCGTTTCCGAACGACTGCTCGCACGAATCAGCTGACGCTCCACACTCACATTTCCATCTCCGTCAAAGAATCCACTAATAACGCCTGCAATAAACTCCTTGTTTGCGTGGAAGACCGTGGCACCGATCTTCTTCTCATAGGAACCAGTGTTGAAGGTTTCCATCAGGAAGTCCTTTAGATCTTTGGAATAGAGGTTATTATTTTTAGAAGGTCCATATTCACATTGACGATGAACTGCATTAAATCGCATACCATATTGCTCTGCAAACGCCCGAAGTTTCACCTCCACCATTGGATTCACTTTGCTGATGCCGATTATATTTCCGCTGAATGAACCGTCGGCAAGATACATACCACACACCCATCCAAACTCCTTATTCATCGTGAAGGTAGTATTTCCTTGTGTAAAGGACATGATCGGCTGAGGCACTTCAGGAACCACCTTTGCGATCGGAATTCGCATTCCCACCTTCAGTTCCGAACCAAGCACTGGTACAATTCCAGTAGGAGAACGCTTCAAGAAGGAATGAGTCAATGTTGCTATCGTCTTACGTCCTGTGCGCGTCATCACCTCTACAAGACCACCATTCGCTGGATGACGGCTGATTTCACTGATACGCTTCCACGATGTCTTCTCATCCTCACTCACGCCGACAATATAGTAATTCTCTTCTAATGGGAGAATTACGCTATTTTCACCATGATGGATGAGTTTTTCTTTGTTTTCTTCCAAAATGGAATCGCAGATTTCTCCAATTGTCCCGTAATATTTCAATCCGTTGTCATTTTGTAATACAATTAACGACTCTTTTACGGTCGACATTTGTGTGGCAGGCTCGCCAATCGATTGCGCCGCCACAATACCCACCTGCTCGCCTGGCTGAACCCACGACTTCATATGCGTCGCCACAATGATTTCCATCAGCATTTCAAACGCATCCTTCGTAAAACGCTCCTTCACAATCAACTTATGCGGCGCCAGATGAAAGCGAAGCAACGCACACCAAATCTTATGATAGCCATGCGTACGCCCAATGATCTTCTTAATTCCATTCAATACCATCGCTGGCGTCAAATCCGTCTTGTCCGTCGGCTTCAACGCACATCTCACCTTTATATTTAACACCCATCGCGCCAAATTCACTGGTGAAAAGACACTCCCTGAATCAAGAGACTTCTTCTGAAAGACACCTTCTACCATCATGCGCTGGTCAAAGATAAGATCCTGAACATATTCCGTAATAAGCTCCTCATCATTGGATCGCACCGTTCCATCCTTAAAGACATTCGACCAGTCTACACCCTCCATGCCGAACTGTACACGAATGTCCTCTTGCGACAGCTTACCAATCGGCAAACTCTGCGTCTCAATCTTTGTCGGATTAATACCATCTTCGCCATAATGATACTGAATGATATTGTTGTTCGCATCACGCACTGTGCCATCATGCTGTACCGTCAAATCCTCCATTGACTTAATGAGCTGACGCTGAATATATCCTGTATCTGCAGTTTTTACGGCGGTATCAATCAGACCCTCTCGTCCAGACATCGCATGAAAGAAGAACTGCTGCGGCGTCAGTCCACGGATGAAAGAAGACTCAATGAATCCACGCGCCTCCGAACTGTCATCATACTTCTTATAATGCGGCAACGTGCGGTCCGTAAAACCATAAGGAACACGCTTTCCCTCAATAGCAGTCTGACCCAGACACGCCATCATTTGCGCCACGTTCAACGGCTCTCCCTTCGAACCCGAACGAACCATCGCCAACAATCGATTCTCCGAAGACAACGACTGCTGACCTGTCGCTCCCGCATCCGATGTCGCCTGGTTCAGAATACCGAAGATTTGGTCCTCAAACTCCTGCTGATTGGTTTTTCCTGTATTATTGTCAAACAAGTCCATGTGAACTTGAAGAATTACTTGCTCCACCTGTTTCTTCTTTTCCTGAATCTTCGCATCAATCGCCTTCTTCGTCTCCTCATCGGCAATCAAATCACTAATACCCACACTGAATCCATTCAGAACAAGGAAATTCTCCACCGTATTCTGCAGAGCATCCAATAGACCCACCGTGTCCTTTGATCCACAATCATTGTACGCTACATGAATGATTCCCTTTGATGGCTTCATATAAATATCACCATCCACCACACCCTGCGTAATGTCTCCCTCCACAATCTTCACATAATTGTCCGATGATGAGCTGTCCTTCTCTGAGTCATACGATTTGTTTCCCATTTCAATGTTGACAGGAGGCATGAGCGCACCAAGTACCTGCTGACCCGTCCATCGCTCCTTGCCATCTACTTTGGAACGAGCAATCGGCATCGTTCCATCAAATCGCTTGTTCCACATCATCAAATTCATAAATTCTCGGCGAGTAAATTCAATGCCCTTCTGCGTCAGACGATACGATCCCACCAACGTATCCTGATACACACCAATCATCGGCTTGGCATGACGCGGCGTAATAATGTGGTGCGGCACCGCCGCGATTTCTTCTAATTCTACCATTGCCTCATAGCTCTGAGGCAAATGCGCGTTCATCTCCGAACATCCCCCATGTTTCCAAGGGGGGCGGACTATACCTTATGAGAATTCAAGGTGACTAACCTATCTTTATTCCCCGACTTCCATCTAGTCTCTGAACCTTCTCCATACCCTTGTCATTCCACTACAAAGTAGTGGATTTGCACTTTCCATTTTAGGAAAGATGTCATAGCGGGTTTAGGAGCTTGGCTGCGGATTGCCCAATCTCTCACGTTTTTACTATACCTCCGATTTTTCTTCGGAGCCAAAATCATCTTTCAATGAATTCTTAGTAGTGAGAGCTTTAGGGGGTTCCCGTCAATTTGAAAGTCTTGCATATATGACTCCTCATATATACTAGCAGGTTATATAAATGTATGATCTTTGCGATAAGTTCATACACTCTAGTATTTACAGCGTTTTCCTCAAATAGTGATACTAGAACTATTTAAGCGCCCCACTGTTGATGACAAGATGTCCCTTAGAATAAGGGAAGTTTATCACCGTCAAAGTCAGCATTGTATGGCCTAGTGGTCAAAACGTTCATGCGAAACGTCTTGTAAGGCAGCACCTTCACACGATGACCCATCATCGACATCTTATGGAGAGTCGGCTGACGATTGAAAAGGAGAATGTCATTGTCCAGCAAATGACGATTCACCACATCTCCCTCGTATAGCACAATCTCCTTCGTCGGCACATGTTTCAACGAAATCATGCGCCCATCCTTGCGCACAATCGTCTTTGCGCCTGGCCACTTGTCCGCACCATTCTGAACAAGTTTGTAGAGCTTGTCCAAGTTGTAAGGCGTCACACGCTCAGGACTCGTCAGATTCATGGCAATCTCCAACGGCACACCAATCTCCGCCACACTCAAGTTCGGGTCTGGAGTAATGACGGAACGCGCCGAGAATTCTACACGCTTGCCTTGAATGTTGTAACGAATACGTCCTTCCTTGCCACCCAGACGCTGCTGAATGGACTTGAGCGGACGTCCGCTGCGCTGCGCGGACGGTGCCACACCAGGAATTTCATTATCCACCAATGTCGCCACATGGTACTGGACGACATTGGTCATTTCATCAATTACATTTTTATTCGCGCTATGCTCAATCCTCTGTTGAAGCGATTTGTCATTCTTAATAATGTCAAAGAGCTTATGCGTCAAATCATCTTCGGATCGCTGATTATTGTCTTGTACAACAGATGGACGCACCTGCGGAGGAGGAATGCGAAGCACCGTGCAAATCATCCAATCAGGACGGCACCAGTAACGACTCAGACCCATAAAATCCACATCCTCATCCGTCATACGACGGAACAAACGATGAACATACTCCACTTCCAGCGGCTGCTGTTGTTTCAACTCGTTATAATGTGCCACAATTCGCGCAATTCCTTCACGCGTGAACTTGTCAGGCTGAGGAGCACCACAACCATCCTCACATTCCTGTCCACAACGCTTGATATTGGACGAAAGCGCAAGAACCTCCTTCCAACGCGCTTCTCCTTTGCGATTCAATAAATCCTTGTGATGCTCCTTGTCAATGCGAAGTTTGGAGCAACGGATGCAAATGCACTTAAGAACATTCATAATCATCGCATGAAACTGAATATAGTATACTGGACGAGTCAAACGATAATGTCCGAAATGACCGGGACAACCATGATTGGTCTGACCACACGTGCGACACACTTTTCCATTATCAAGAACACCCATGCGCGGGTCAAATAGTCCTCCGATTTTTGGTTCATTTCCTTCATGCGTCGTCTGTGTCGTAATTTCCACCACAGAACTGCGTTCAATTTCATCCGGCGAGAGAATACTGAACTGGACACCAACGATGGACTCAATATCAGAAGTAGCTTGATTGAAACCGGCTGGCATTCTGTCTTGGATATAGAAACTGTTGTCTAAGTTCTTTTTAAAATTCTAGTCTATCTTTTATATCATACCATCATGAATCAAATTTTTAGTATTTATCATACATGATATTGTATAATAAATACTAAAAAATAATAATTAGTACTTATGACAAGTGTTTATGTAATATGAATGATTACGCGTTCTTTCCAATTTCGGGACTGCATCAGAAACGTACAATGCACTTGAACCTCACGATATAACGTCACATCAATTTCTGTTTTTTCATCTCGTGAAAGAACAATATCGTCTGACACCGTTTGATAGGTGGTAGAAATCATTCGTTTCCATTGCGGAATATAAATTCTTATTTTTGTGCGTTCCTCCATTTGGATTTTCTCTATAATGATTCCTTTAAACGTAGTACATCCATCCCTTAGCGCATCCAAGAAATCCATGTCTCTTTGAAATCGCTTGATGGCTTTTCCTCGACGATTCATATCATACATCGTAATCGGAACAATGTATCCATCCGATTTTCGTATTAATTTCTTGAGCACCCTTTGATTCACCACATCCGCATATCGACGAATCGGACTCGAAGCATGCGCATACGTATCCGATGCCAATCCATAATGCACTGTATCTCTCTCTTCCGCCAAAACATACTCCGCAGCAGAGAACGCCAAGAATCGCAACGCTGGAACATGAGCCACATACTTCTCCCATCGCTCCCTATCAGGCGCTGAATGCCTACGTAGAATTCCCATTCCTGCTTTTTTTAGTATTTTACCCGCCTCCGTATTATAGAAAATCATCATTTGCTCAATCCATTCATGTGAATCTATCACATCCCTTTGAGCCAAATGGCTGGCAATTGCAGCAAGTGGTGCCTTATAGGGCGATTCGGATGCTTGAAACTCCTCATAGGAATAGGAATCATTCACTCGTAACGTCGTTTCCAACCATTGAATATCACAGATCGCTGTTCCATCCCAGATAAATTGTAGGGAAATTCCATACGATTGTTTTCCAGGAAGCAACGAACACTCCTTTTCGGAATACGCAGAGGGAAGCATGGGACGAAGCACCTTTCCTTCCTTATTGTATAACGTCTGACCAATCAATGATGCCATAATATCAATCGCCCCACCATCTTCTACAAACGCCGCCACATCACTAATCGTAATGGTCACTCTCCAACACACATCCGTTATTTTCTCAAACGTAAGAACATCATCTACATCCTTACATCCTTCTGGATCAATGTGGAAAGTGACGCCCTGTAATTCAGTACGCACATCATCATTCTTTTTCGGCTCATACTCATATTTCGGATATTTCCAAGGACACGCCTGCCATTGCAATGCCAACTCCTCCGCTTCATAGTCGCCTGAGACACCCAATGTCTGCTGAAGAGATCCTCGAGGAAACGTAGCCGTCCAATCCTCCAATTGAATCAATCCAATCTTATTAAAACGCTTATCCTTCTCTGAACATCCCACAATAAAGTGCGGATACGACTTATCATATGGTGTAAAGAGATACATAGGAATTCCACGCTTGGTGAGACCATAGGTAGAGGAACCTGTCAGTTCAATCGTACCAACCAGTAACGGGTGTTGATCGCGTAATTCCAAATGGCATTGCTCTTTATCGCTTTGCTTATCGGTTCCCTTATCGCTTCGCTTACTCCAACCCACATGGTCTCCTGGTAAACATTTATTGGCGAGTTTGGCACCTGTAAAACGAAGAAGTTCATTTCCTGTATCACTTAGAATCATAAAATGGTGATAATCGGTGGTCTGGAGGATGCCACGAATACCTGTTGGCTCCTGTTCACACGGTGACACCCCGAATAATTTGGATAGTACTTCATCATTTTGATTCATGGTATGTCTTTTCTATTCATGTGTTCATTATCAAATTTTAGGCTGGATACTGTATAGAATGAGTTGCGGAGGTTCCATGTTGTCTGGCTTCTCCTGCGGCGCACGACGCTTTGATAAATATAAATTTACATCGGATAAACCATCCAATCCCATCCTACACACAGAAAATGAAAAGAAATTAAATGATTTATTACGTATCCGCGAAGAACAAGACAGAAGAGTCTTTCCACCGATTACTGTTACTCATACCGTCAATGTAGTAGATGTTATTCATATGACAGAATCACCAGCTATGCTAGACCATGGACAAATTCTCTATTATCCTACATCCGATGTGAAGGAAAAGAAAGATTAATTATATGAAAATGCTTGACTCACGTCTCTCTGATGGTCGTACAGTCAGAAATGCAGCATCTCCCATAAATGATCTAATAGGCACCTTATATAAATAGGTGTTTTTCTCTGTATATGATTGTGCAATGATATTTTTCAATATATGATAGGGTTGAACAATGTCATCCTTTATCATTCCCGCATACATCACAATAGATGCATTCGGTGTCATCCATCGTGAAAGATGACGAAGTAGGTGTTTCCATTGTTCCACATTTTCCTCCGCAGGATCAAATAAATCAATGATAATTACATCATAGAGTTTATCTGGCGGTGATGAAATGGCATCAAAAATATTATTAAAATGAAGAGCAAGTTTCTCATTTTCCCAGGCTCCCTTTGCCCACTGTGGATACTTCGATTGAAAAAGTTGGACAACATCTTTGTCCCAATCATACATATCGACTTGTTCAATAGACATCCATTTCAATACTTCTCTCGCCGTTGCACCCTCCCCTCCACCAATAATCATAACACGTTTCGCATGAGGATTTGTCATCATGATCGGATGAACGAGTGAAATATGATACATCGCTTCATCCATTTCACAACTCTGAATCACTCCATCCATAAAACAAGCAATTCCCCACGTAGGACACTGAATCATTTCCACATGCGTTCCACGATAAGTCATTATTGAATCGAGTAAGACTCCCCTCTCCTTTTCTATCCATTCTTCTCTATTCTCTGTCATAGTACGTGATAATATGATTGCGTATTTAGGCTATTTACTTACCAGTAGATCCAAATCCACCCGCACCTCTCTCCCCACGAAGCGATATAGCCTCTACCATTCTCACATGACGAATCCATCCCATATCTGGTGCTACAATTTGAAACAAGCGCTCTCCATGCTTGACAGTTGAGTTTCCCGTCATTGACCATACAGGTGCTTTGAGTTCACCACGATAACTCTTGTCGATGACACCTGCTGAGTTTGCCATGAGGAGACCTGATTTAAAAATAGAGCTGCGGGGAAGCAACCAGAAATGACTATCCGTTTTCACATAATCATTTGAGGTTCCATGAGGCATAGGCTCCACTTTTATTAATCGGCAAATAATACCAAATGGAATAAGTTGAGGTGTCTGCTCAATATGCATATTTGCTGTAGCATACACATCAAATCCAGCATTTTCATCCGAACGATTGTATTCCATCGCTTGATAAAAAGTAACATCCGATGGATCCAGTGCTTGAATTTCTAGCTCATACCATAAATTGGACATTTCTATTTCTATAGTATTTCTATTTCTTTACATTCTATTATAATCGCAAATACAAACTATCGGAAATAACAATATCGCGAATCATTCGTGTACGAACGTCTATGATTTTCTCTACTTGTTCCACATGCTGACAATATGTTGCCATCGAAAGCCATTCATCCATCATATTCGCCATTTTCATCACTGACCGAATGAAATTTCCTTCAAATATTCCATATTCCGCACAAATCACAGAGGCATGCTCTCCCTCCATCCATCGTAACATCGGTTCCACCAACTGTGTACTCAGCATCCAATATCCTTCTGTTCGCATTCCATATTTATCCTCTTTCCTTTGATATTCTGAACTCATTCTATTCAATGATACAATTGCATCCTGTACCACCGAAGAGACGTGTAATTCTTGTATGGAAGGACTATCCTCCGTCTCTTTCTTCTCCTGAAAACTCGCAAGAACCGCCACCAATTCATTTCCCGTCAAATGATGTAATGTTTCCTGTACATAAAGCTCTGTCATCAGAAGCGCATGTCCCTCATTCACCTCCGTTGCCAGAATCCCCTTCAATGTCAAAGAATCATGTGTTAGCTCCATAGAACAAGAACACGTAATAAATCCCATTTCATAGAGAAATTGTATCGATGGTTCCAAATAATTCTGATACTGCTGAATGGATTGAAGTTCTTCTTCCAGCTCAATACGATGAATACGTAATTGTTTCAACATATGATAATCAGCCCATGCTTTATTCCATTTCGGACCCAATTGTTTGTTTTTAAGCGTATCCAATTCACGCTGAACTTTCTTACGCGCCGCATTTACCGTCATCGAAATCATCTGCTCCAGTTCAAATCGCTTCTCACACTCGCTCTGATATGGCTCGACCAGTTGTAATTCCTCCATTCTCTTTACCAATAACTCCCACTCCTTCTCCCATTTCAATTTCTCTTCCTGTCGTTGCCGAAACCAATAACTTTGTTCCATGATACGAAGCCATATAAGCGGCTGTTCCTTCGTAGACGCCTGAATCGTTTTGAGAATGAAATCATAATGGAAATTCATTCGGCTCTGAATCGGTGGTCGTGATCCCTTCATCATCATAAACATTTCATGTGGCTCAAGAGGCTCTCTGTCAGGAACATACAAAACGACGCCTTTATCATCTTTTCCGCGGCGCCCCGCACGTCCCGCCATTTGGATGTATTCATCATTTCTCAGGATACGCATGGAACCCGACTCATCGTCGTATTTTTTGAACCCTGTAAAGACAACCGTCTTCGTCGGCATATTGAGACCCACCGCAAATGTTTCCGTACAAAACAAGATTTTGACAAATCCTTTCGAGAAGAGAATTTCCACAATTTCTTTCAAAAGCGGAAGAAGTCCACTGTGATGAAACGCAATACCACGACATAGCAAATCATAGATCTGATGATATTGTGGCACTTTCTCCAGATCTGCCATATGACGATGAAGATGGAACGTAATGATGTGTTTCACAGCAGCCGTATCCGATGAAGTGAGCAGGGTGCGTTCTACTTTTTTTGCGTAGGCTTCACATTGCTTGCGACTAAGCACAAAGAAGAGAGCAGGAAGCAATTCTTTTTTCTCCAAGAGAGCAATGGTTTCCTGAAGCTGATGGATAAAATGGGCATGGTGTACTTTTCCATGAACACCACCTTTATGACCTGATTCGCGAGCATCCACTACCGCGCGTTGATAAGCACGATGTTCTGCTTCCTCACGCTGTTGGACATTCAGCCAATCTTTATATGCTTTCTCATAATAGCTTTCTTTCGCATCCATTAAGGTAATAAATTTCTCATTTGCACCAATGAGATAATGTGTTAGAGGTACAATACGATATTGTGTTTCAATAAGATGAATTCGTTTTTGTTTCAAGGTACCAAGCCATTCTGCCAGATATTCAGGATGGTCCAATGTAGCAGAAAGCATAATCAATTGAATAGGCGGCGGGAGTAAAATCATGGTTTCTTCCCAAATATTTCCACGATCTTTATCATTGATGTAATGACACTCATCAAAGATGACCGCATCCAGATCGTCCATGGAAATCGACGCTGTCAATCCCAAATGTTCGGTGGTCGTTCCTTTTTTGTAGAGAAGATTGCGAAGAATTTCCGTCGTCATAATGACAATTTGCGCATCAGGACAGAATTTAATGTCTCCCGTCATAATACCAACAGTCGCATTGCTAAATTGATGCTTCAAATCGTAGAATTTTTGATTAGATAATGATTTAATGGGTGTGGTGTAAAAGACACGCTTTCCTTTGGACAGTGAATGATAAATCTGGTATTCTCCTACCAACGTTTTTCCTGAACCGGTCTTGGCGCAAACCAGTACATTTTCTTCGTTCGCGATTGCACAAATGGCGTGTTGTTGAAAAGGGTCCAATGGAAAGGGGTATGGATGCACTGGAAGTTGTTGAGGAGTCTTGGACACATCAGTTATGATCAGAAAGGACATGATTTGTATTCTATGATTTCTATCGAAGGATTCGATTCTCAATTTTTATGAAATGGCAAAACATAACCTAAAGATTGTGATTGATGGTTGGATACATCATATGAAGCGTGTCGTGGTCACATTAACGGATGCTGGATATTATCATAAAGTAAAACGAACGATTGCTGATATTCGTTCACGTGGTCAATGGACAGAGGATCTTGTATTGATTACTGTCGGATTTGATGCTCCACGTAATTTTATTGATTATTACCGTGTTATTCCTTATCGCATAGAGCATGTTGATACAACACATCTCCTTGAACAATATAAGACGTGTCCCATTCGCCCTACATGTGATAATCGTGAATTTGGAAAGCTGACACAATGGGATAAATTTTCGGTATTTGATAAATGGTTTCTTCAATGGGATCGTGTGATCTATTTTGACGCAGGTATGCGAATCTTTGATTCCATCCATTATTTGGCAGATTTGCCATGCGAAGGTATGTTGATGGCACCTGACGACTGTGCACCTTATGATGCATCAGGCGTATTTAGTAGAATCATTGAGATTGATAGAAATCCACCTATTGTCGAACAATTATTTCAGGAATATCCACGTGATATTCTTGATCGCCGCTATTTTTTGAATTGTATTTGGATGTATGATACAGCACTTTTGAATACCATCACCTTTTCGGATCTGGTGGAGTCGATGAATCGGTATCCAATTTGCCGTTGCAATGAAATGACGATTATGAATTTATTATTTACCATGAAACATGGTGTATGGAAGCCTTTTCCTGAGTGGATTCAAGATAAAGATGGTCAACAAAAACGATTATTTGGATGGTCAGAATGTAACGATCATTATGGTCATCATAATACATGGCGCAATTTTTGTTTCTTAAAATATGCAACGTCTATTAATTTTGAATGCGAATAAATTATTCCAATTTCTGCGCTCTGCGTATCTCAATACAATTGATAATCGATTGTTGAATGGAAAGAAGATCCAATTCATACTCCTTACAGAATTTCTGTAGTTTTGTCGTGTCCATTTCATTATTAGAACGTTCCGATGTAATGTATTTCTTTTGCTCTTCGTAGGAAATCAAATTCCAATGATGTTGAGGGCGAATACGCTCTTTATATTGTTGGAGAATCCAATCATGATCGACTGTGCCTGGATTGGTCAAATTGTACACACCACACTCTCGTACTTCAATCATTGTATCCATTACCGTCCACATGTCATCCAGTACCGTCATGGAATTAGGAATAGAACAAATATTAGGATAGGCAAGAAGCTTATCAATCAAATTGCGTCCACTCACCAGTTTGGACACGGGCATACGAATACGAAGTTGAAGTGTATTCGAAAATGTTCGCAGAATTTGATCCGTGTATCCCTTCACCGTGGAATAACCAGATCCAAAGAAATTAGGCGTATCATCCTCTGTAAAAATCTTCTTATTCTCGGTATACGTATAAATACAACCCGTTCCCAAATAGATAAAATGAATATCTAGTGTTTGACACATATGCGCCAAATTGTACGGAGCATAGAAATTGTCACGCATGTTTTCATACAACTTACCTGGAAGCTCCAAATAATCAATCGATGGAATCAACTTGCCATTTGCCGTGCCAAACGTACGCCCCAAAAAAGAAATCACACAATCGGGCTTCACTCTCTTGATTTCTTCGAATGCTTTCTCATATTGATCAGGACGAGTTGTCGCGACAACCACCTCATGCTGTGTGTTCCGAATAAATTGTCCACCGATCCAACCCTTTCCTCCAAATACAAGGACCTTCATTTCTATATAATAAATCATATTACTCTTTATATTGAATGTATGGTTACGCCTTATGAATCGCATCTTGAACCTTTGAAGTAATAAGGTGAAGTGGTATGACACCATCTTCTAGAAGAAGTCGATGATACCCTTTGACGTCTCCTGGAAATGCACGTAAATAGGTCTCACGATTTTCCATAAATACTTTGCGACCAATGCTATAACATAATGCCTGTGCTGGATAGCAAATATATCGTTCCACCTCCGTTTGAATTTCAGAAGATGATAAAGGAACATGCTGGGTCATATAGGCAACCGCCTTTTCCCAACTCCATCCATACCAGTGAATTCCAGTATCAATCACCAGGCGCGCCGCACGCAACATCGCATTCACCAAATGACCAAATTCTTCCAACGGATCCGAATAATCACCTAATTCCTCCGCATATAAAGCAATGCCCTCTGAATAGGCATTATTCGTTACACCATAAATCATACACGCTGGCACTTTCTTTTCGATCATATATTGATACTGATAATGATGAAATCCCTCATGAATACTTAAAGAATACATACTATAAATAGGATTCTCTTTCAAATCACGTGTATTCACATAAAATGTCCCTTCAAATTCTCCAGGACGATACGACGACGGAACATAAAATGCACCCGCCGAAGTTAACTCCATGTCCTTCGACACCTTTTTAATATGATAATCCGTCTTTAATGTATAATCAAAATTTTCCTTCCATACCGTCTCACGAATCCGCTTCTGCATCTGACGATAGTATTTCATCACTTCCGCAGTACTCTTACAGTAGTGGTCGGGATTATCCATCATCCACTTATAAAAGTGTGGCAATGATTCTCGCTTATAACCCATTGCTTCTTGGACGCGTCGAAAGGCATTTTCCAAGCGTTCCACTTCTTTTATCCCATATGCATGAATGGCTTCAGGTGTCATATTGGTCGATGTCTGTTGACGAATCAAATGACGATACATGGGTTTGCCACGAGGCAATTCACATATTCCAATGGTATGCCGACAAGCAGGTAGATACTCACGTTTCAAAAAGTGA